TGCTAGTACCTGATCAAGTCCAGGAAACTCGGGCATACCAACTTTGGTAGTGACTACACCTTTTTCATCACGAGTCACGCTAAGTTCCCAACCATGGAATTTTGAATGGTATTCTTCAGCTACCAAGTCTTTGGCCATTTTGAGAATTTCTGAGCGGATTTCGTAACCATTTTTTTGGAATTTTACTTCGGGTGCCTTAGGCATATTGAATAGTTCAGCAGACATAATTTTCTCCTTTGTGTGTGTATGTCATTTGTTGGTTTTTTGTTCCGCACGATTTTGTGCGATCCAGGCATCCCAACCGGCCTTGTGCCAATCAATACTAAATGGGTTCAACAACTTCTCCAATTTGGTATGATAAAATTCTCTCATACAAGTGGATATGATTCCATTGGTAGCTTCTACGGCACTATGTAAAAATCGACTTTGTGCGTCGATATAGATGATCATATCATTTTTGAGGTCTGGATGGCGTACATATTTTTCTACGAATTGCATTTTAGCATTCTGTACGCTGTCAATGAAAAGTAGTGGTTGATTAAACATCATGTGTCTCCCTGTGTGTAATATACAAAATTATTTATACTGCTGTCAACTTCTGCGGCGAGTATTTGGTGTCAAAAAATCCCATTCTTCGCCCAGAACTTGTCTGCGTTCTAGCATTTCATCTATGGCTACTACCGCGCATAAGAAGGTCAGTACGCCAAATGTGAATAATAATGTTGGTTCCATGTTATTTGTTCATCAATCGTGTAGCACTCTGCCATTTACCACGGCGAGTGAGTTGAGCAGCCAATAGTCCTTGGCACCATACAGTGTATAACATTTTTAGAAAAGTCATTGCCATGCTCCTGGGTTATGGTTACTCAAGTATCTACGGGCACGAGCTTGGCCGCTGGCTTCTAAAGCCAGAAATAATTTGTGAAATACTGCTAATACATAAGTGATCATTTAAACTCCTTGTGAGAATTGTATTCAAACTCTTTGATTAGGTTATCTAGAGTAGCAGCGTCGGTAACGCTGTGCCGGCTTAGGTATGTTTCCAGTCGTTGTTGATAACCATCTTTTGGAAACATCTCGGCTAGACGCTCAAGGATCTTGAGCATGAATTGTGAGATAAACATTTTGTCCTCTATATATGTGTGTTTATTGTGCGACCGCACAATTTTATTTATCGAGATCGTCAGCGTTATTCAAGTACTTTTGTAAATCGTTACCGTATAAAGTTAAGGTTATGCTAGTAGCTTCGTCGAATATTCTAAGTTCATTACGATAAGTTATATAGTAGGGAGCCGGCAAATATTTCTCCATCAGAAGGAGGGTTTTAGGTAGGATTTTTTCTTCTATAGGGTGCTTATAGTACATGATTTCAACGTGTTTGGTACAGAATTGAAAGCCATGTTCTGTTAGACGCATACTAGCCGCGTTTAAGGGATTAAAGAACCAAAATTTTCTAAAATGTTCTATACTGTTTTTAACAGAATCATAGGTAGGACTATTAGCATAGAAACTGCTATTATCAATAAGCCAACGAGTAAAGGTTGGTTGATCTAGTCTCACTATTGCTGATAAATGACAGAACCTTGATTAAGCAGAACCACAGTAAATTTAGTGGTTTTAAATTGAGTGTTTAATTTTTTTGCTAAACTGATAGCATGACCAGGGTTCGAAAAACTGACCTTGCGATATTTGGGACCAGGATAGCTAACTAACATGTTCTGTGTCTTAAGGTTAACTGGACGCCCGTCGTAGTAAACAGCCCAAATACCTTCACTGGCTAATACTTGATCACACTTATACGTGGCCTTATCCAGAGTTTCTAGAATAACAGTGGGTTTGGGTCTACTCATCTCGACTTCCTTGAATTTACTATATTATTTATGCGTACTTAATTCAGCAAGACGCAGTTTACATTCGGCTTCTGTGCGAAACGGTCCTTGATAAGGATTACGACTCACAATGATTTTCTTTGGACAAAAGTCCACATACCACTGATTATTAAGTTGAACCAAATAATAGCCAGCACAATAATAGCTACGACTCTTGGCGGTAGTAGTATATAGAGGTAATTTTAGTTTAAGATCGTAGATGGCATTGTATGGTATAGTCCGACATGGATAATCGTAGACCGAGTCTACTGACCTTGTTGGTTTCCGCTGCCCACTGACAAATCGGATATTATGAGCAGTGCCCAACACCTTTATACTGGGATATTTAAGTCTACGTTCTCCCTTGACCAATACAACACCATCTTCTGCGGCTTGTATTGTACCAATTTTTTCTCCATCGTCCTCAACAATCCAATATTTATTTTTTACAACAGGTTTTGCTTCCATGGTCATAATTTATCCTTTATAGGCTGCGCTGAAAATTTCAGCAAAATTCTGGCTGTTTTCACTTAATTTTTGTAGGTCAAAGCGTCCACAAAACTTAAGAAACTGAGCACCAATCATGGGTCGATTGCGTTCTACTGTGCCTTCTAGAACAGTCTCAGAGATTTTAGCTTTGATTTCAGCGGGCTGTGCCTTGAGATCAATTAAAATTCGATTGCGATTATAGTCGTCTATGACACGATGTTCTTGTCCTTCGTGATCAACCCATCGCTGGAGCATAAGATTGTTCCAGTTAAAACCACGTGTGGTTCTGTCGGCATAGGCTTCCAGCAAGCCTACTTTGTTGCGCGAACCTTTTACACGTACACCAGGATAAGCACTAAACACATTGTCTGTGGGATCACCGCGCATACACTTTTCAAACAAGATCCATTCCGGATCTGGTATTTGTTTGGGTTCCTTAGTCTTTTTATCAACGACTAATTTACCACGGCGATCGAAGATGCCTTCTAGTGTATGAAGCTCGTCGGCTACTCCATTATATTGTTTGACATTTGGGGATAACAATTGATGAAAATCGCTGTCGGTGCTGACAATGATGTTTGTGTCCTGAGGATGCGCCTGTATCCACCCAGATATTAAATCATCTGCTTCTAATTCAGGATGACGTAGTACAGTACAATTAGTCCTAGCGTCTAAAAAGTCCTTGAGAGCGTCCAAGCCTTCCCAAAATAGTCTATCTTCTTCTGCTTCTTTTTCAGTAAGAGCAGCACGACCTTCAGCACGATTGCGCTTGTAAGCGGGATAAAAATCCTTACGCCAGCTACGGCCCTCATTGAAGAATACAACATGATCGCCGCGCTGATCGCGCCAACACTTGTTTACGCTACTCAACGTCACATGAATAGCAAAGGCCACCTTTTCTTCACTGCTGGACGCACGGTGGGCTGAATGGCGAGCACGAAAGTACATGTTCGCTAGATCAATAAGTAAATATGTTTTCATGTCGTTATATTAGCAGTTAACGACTTGATTTGTCAACTAATTTCGGTACGTCCTTTGCCCAAATCTCTTCGAGTGGCACGCCTAATGTCGGGATCGGCTTGTGCTTGTTCGTATGTTTCCAGTACTACATTACGGCAAATGTCTTGAAACCAACGATCCACAATAACATGTTCGGGTTCATTGGCCTTATGCTGATATCCCGCACGAACCAAATTAGCCAAAAATTTATCATTCCAATCAAGTTCAAATGAACCCGATTTAATATTGTCAGGATCTAGTTCTACACTGATTATATTGATATATGGTTCACCGCGTTCTGTGGCTAGGTCTTTAGCACTGCGATTTCGTGGTTTTTTAGGTTTAGGTTCAGCAGCAGGTGGTGTAGGTACTGGCTCCACAGTTTGAGGCTGTGGAGCAGGTTTATTAAAAAACTTTAGTATAAAGTTTTTCAATTAGGTCCCCCATTCGTTCTTGAACAGCGGTACCTGAAGTCTATCACTGTAACGTAACCCATGTTTCATACATGCTAGTGCTACGTTCTTGTTATTAAGGCTGTATACGCTTTCAACACCACCCACTGGCATAAGATATACTTCGCCTGTAAATCCCTCGTCTCTAAAAGAGATAGTGGCTGCCAATGCGTCATACACATCTTGTTCTGTGGCCACAACAAACTTAAGATAACACCAACCTACTCGCTGATATTGACATACGATGTCTGGTTTGATAGCATCTTCCCAACGTTCGCCACTGGCAGGTAATTTGGCACTGATAGAAAAGGTAATTTCTCTGTCTGCGCGATTAGACCAAAGTTCTAAATAAGACTTGAAATCATCGGTAAGACGTTGAGTGCCATTTGTTTCAAATGTGATCTCTCGGAGATCCGCCATGAATTCATGTTCTAGTAGATCAGGAAAAGCACGTTGCCAACC